CTTCAGCAATCTCTGGTTTACAAACTCAGATCACAGCAAACGACGGCGACATCTCATCAATAAGTAGCTCTATAACAAGCCTAACAAGTGATTTGTCTACAGCTGAGGGAGATATAACTAGCAATGCAACTGCAATATCTTCTTTACAAACAACAGTGACATCTCAGGGCACCAGCATTAGCTCAAACGCTACTGCAATCAGCTCATTACAAAGCACCACAGGAAGCAACAGTGCAAGCATTACCACATTACAAACAGCAACAACAAACTTACAGAACGATGCAAGTGCGTCTTATGTATTAAAGGTTGAAGCAAATGGATCTGTTTCTGGAATGGTGCTAGAGGCAAATGCCTTTGGTGCAGGAGCAGGATCGGCTGTTCAATTTACCTCAGATAAGTTTGCTATTTGGAATGGGTCCTCTGGTACAGCCCCCTTTATTGTAAGCGGAGGCACTGTTTTTATAGCAGACGCTATGATCCAAAACGGAGCTATAACAAACGCTAAGATTGGTAACCTAGCTGTAGAAGAAGGTAAAATAGCAAACCTTGCTGTAACTAACGCAAAGATTGGTAATTTAGCTGTTACAGAAGGAAAAATTCAAAATTTAGCCGTAACTAATGCAAAAATAGCAGATGCAACTATTCAAGACGCAAAAATAGCTAACTTAAATGCCAGTAAGATAACCGCAGGTTTTATTAGTGCAGATAGAATCAATTCAAACACTATTACTGCTGACAAAATTAATGTAACCGACTTAACTTTAGAGTTTACAGCGGCAACTGTTTCAGGAGTAACTATTGGCGGGTTTGCTAGTAACACAATGAGACTAAAACAAGTGGCAGAATTAGGAACAACTCCAGGTGTTTATCATATTATGTGTAGAGTTTTTGGTAGTAGTGGACAAGTTAAAACACTGTCTATTGTAGCTGGGGATGGCACATATGGTGCAGGAGCTAGTTTTGAATTACGAAATGATTTCGCTTACAGCGATGGAACTGCTCCAACAATTCCAACTGCGGATCAAGGGTATGCACAATATCATTCAGGACAGTCTCAATATTGGTCAGCTATTGATAGATTTGATAGCACCAATGAGATGGTACAAAAAGATTTTATTGTGCGTAAAGTAAGTAGTACGAGCAGAACTTTAAGATTGTTTATTCTTGCACAAGGGGATGGTGGAACTAGATATCTTAGCAATGTTCAATACGGTGTTTATAGGTTCTCAGAAATATAATGGCAACACATAATTTTAATTACACATACGAATATGTTGGTGTTAAAACAATGCCACTCAGCCGAGAAGATAACACACAAATTGTTAGAGAAGTTTGTGTAGCAGTTACCGCTGTAGATCAAGCAGACAGCACACAAACAATGACAGAAAATATGTATTCTCCATTAGAAGGTGTTTATTCTTATAGACACGATGGGTTACCCAATAATTTTATACCAATAGATACTTTAACTAATGCCAAAGTTATTGAGTGGTATCAAAACACCGTGGAAACAGCAGATTTAGATGGTTATTTTACTTGGCAAATATATGGAGTTGCCGAAAATGATGACATAGAGTAAGATAAAACTATGAAATGTGGAGGCATAAATATGTATAACTACAGCAACAAAAAGAAACCTAGTAAAAAGAAATCTATGACTAAAAAACCTAAGGCAATGTCTTACGGCAAAAAGAAAAAGAAGTAGGTAAGTATGGATAAGCTAGGAGTGCTTTGCACACAAAAGGAAGTGCTGCACGGTCAACGTGCACAAATAACTTTAGATTTAGAGGTTTTATTAAATAACCCAACTAGTATTCCTGAACATACAGCTTTTAGTATTGAACTAGATAAGCTTATAGGACAACTAGCGGAAGTTAATGATAAGATAAAGATTATTGATTTTTTAATATCAACATCGGAGAAATCAAATGGCTAATGAAAAATATATGCAAGCTGCAAAAGCTCGCAAAAAGAAAAGAAAAAACGGTACGCTTGCTTCTTTGTATGGAGACCCCAATAAAGTAACTCGCGGTGATATTATTACTGCAGCCATAAAAAATAAAAATGGCAAGAACTAAAAATAAACCCTTTCAAAAAGTTGTAAAGAAAAGCATTACTAAACGACAAGAAGCTGCTTTAAAAAGACACAGCAAACATCACAACACAAAACATATGGCTTATATGAAAAGACGTATGCTTATGGGCGATACATTTAGAACTGCACACAAAAAGGCCCAGAACAAAGTCGGTAAGTAGTGGCTGCTAAAAGAAACTATCGTAAAGAGTACGATAATTACCATTCAAAAGAAACACAAAAAAAACGCAGAGCTGGACGCAACAAGTCCAGGCGTATTATGGTGCGTTTAGGTAAAGCTAAAAAAGGTGATGGTAAAGATGTAGCACATAAAGATAACAACCCTTTAAATGCTAAAGTAAAGAACATTAGAATGGAATCAAAAAAATCTAATAGATCTTTTAAACGTACAAAAACATCTCGTAGAAAGAGAAAATGAACATCATTTGGTATACTATAATAATAGCCTTATTGATTATGGCAGGAGTTTTTTATATGGAATACATTGAAAAGTTTTTTAAAAAAGTGAAAAAAAGTTATGCAAAACTTTTTAAATGGGGATTAACGCCCAATAAACCACAGGCGCCAAAAAAAAGAGGGCGCCCAAGGAAGGTAAAATAATGCCAAAGAAAGCAGTTAAAAGAAAAACTAGTAAAAGAAAGGGGGCAACTCCTACTAATCCAAGCTTATATGCTAGAGTAAAGTCAGAAGCTAAACGTAAGTTTAAGGTATATCCAAGTGCATATGCCAACGGTTGGTTAGTGCGTACTTATAAAAAACGCGGTGGTGGGTATAGATAATGGCTAAACCTACGGGTGGATTAACTGCATGGTTTGGTAAAGGGCCAAAAGGTGACTGGGTTGATATTGGTGCACCAAAGAAAAAAGGTAAATATCAAGCATGTGGTAGAAAATCTGCTAAAGGTAAAAGCAAGCGTAAGTACCCAAAATGTGTACCAAGATCAAAAGCTAATAGCATGACTGCAGCACAAAAGCGCAGCGCTGTTAAACGTAAACGTGCAGCTGGCAACCCAGGTGGTAAGCCACGAAATGTAAAAACTATTGTAAAAAGAAGGAGAACCCGTGCCAAGAAAAAGAGATAATATGCCTAAGCGGAATAAAAAGAATTTTCGTCCAACTAAAAAAGGCGCTGGTATGACCAGAGCTGGAGTAGCAGCGTACAGAAGAAAAAATCCTGGATCTAAACTTAAAACCGCAGTAACAGGAAAAGTTAAAAAGGGAAGCAAAGCTGCTAAAAGACGTAAGTCTTATTGCGCTAGATCTGCTGGTCAAATGAAAAAATTCCCAAAAGCAGCAAAAAATCCTAATTCAAGGTTGAGGCAAGCAAGAAAACGCTGGAAGTGTTAATTTTTAGGGTTTTTTAAAAAAATGGCTTCACCAGATGCCCGTGGTAAAGAGATCTCATAGTAGTTAATGCATTAGGTATCGTAAGAGCTAAAATGCAGTGATGGGCTTCTTAGAGCGTGTAACACGGTTTAACTGTTTTACCTGTCTTATATCGTAATTTTCAGCAGCGTTTCGTAAATTTATAAGTTTTTTATCTAAATTTGAGTAAGTTCCCCATTCTTTTAACTCAGTTGCAGTTCTTCCACATCCTTTGCAACGTTCATCACCCCATTGAGTTACAGAACAAATTCCAATGCATGGACAATCTGCAAGACTTGCACAACAACCGAGTGATTTTGTTAATCTAGTGAACCGTGTTTCTTCACTCATTGTTTTTTTCTACAACCTTTATTAGACGTTGTAGATACCATTCTGCTTTTCGTAAATCTTGTCCTTTGTTTTTTTGTTCATATCTCCAAAGATATTTCATTACGTTGCCTTTACAATATGCAGCGAACTGGTCGTCTGTCATACTTGCTTCTATTGCACTTATACACTCTATACCACCCTGGTTATAGTGTATTGGTTTGTTTACTGGGTCAAATTCCATTTAATCCTCCTTATTATGTAAACATATGTTGCTTATTTTGTCTATAAATTCTTTAATTGGCACGGCATGCTTAAGAAACTCGTCTAAAGTAAAAAATTTTTTTTGGAAGTCTTGGCTTACAACACAAAGATCCGGGGCCCCTATAATGTAATACACAGGCATGTTGTAGTCATACTGTCTTTGTAACCAAATTCTTTGTTGTGGTGAAAGATCAACTTTTATTTTTGACGTGCTACGTTTAGGCAGCTGTTGTATGTATTTGTATTCAAAAAAAGCAAACCCGGCTGGGCCTGAATAAAAAGTGTCGGGGACACCTCCATGGTATGGATCATTAATTTTCCACTTATAAACTTCTTTAGGAAGTTTTTTGTGAATTTTGTTGATGAAGTCCTTTTCTTTCAAGTTTTTGTGCTCGCTCTTTCATGAGGAGTTGTAGGTCATGCCAACGATACATGCGTTTGTTTACATCGTCCCAGAACCATCCTTTTTGTTTTATGTCTAGCATCTTGAAAGTTAGTATACACGGCGCGACAGTATATGTCGCACCATGTAAGCAAAATAATTACTTAGATACGCTATCAAATACTTTTTTAGCGTTTTCGTAATCGTCATCAGTAACCCAACCAACATTTTCTACGGCAATGTTAAAAAACTTTTGCCCTGCACGGTTTTGGGTTTGTGAAGAAGACATCTTCCATAAAGAAGAAAACCTATCTCCACCTAAACGGGCAACCTGCGTGTTCCATTCTCTTGAGACTCTTAGCTTTGAAGAAGCACAGTCAAAAATAAATGGTGTATCAAGTGCACCCGTTTTTGCATCTTTTTTAATTAAAAGATGCGATTGAGTCTGAGTAATATCATAATCCTCAGGGTTCTCTTTTTGGGCTTCGAGAGCTTTAAAAGCGTCTTGTTCAGTTGCATAAATACCTGCTAAGCCGCCTCCTTTTTCTCGTTTTTTCCAAGCAACAAACTCTTCAGTAAACTTTACGTTAATTACATAAAGTTCCTTTCCGTAGTTTTCTCTTGTTATGGTGTTGATAAAGTCACCCGGTTTGCATCCCTCAATGTGTTCACTGTGGTTTTCGTCAACTTCATTAGATAACTGTTGAAGTTGTTTAACCCTAGGGGTTTGCAAGTGATCTGCAGTAACGTTTTCGTTACCAAGACCACCACCAGCCTGCACGTGTGCAGGTACCTTATCGCTTACTAATGCAATATCACTCATAGTACGTACTCCTTGTTTCGTTGATATTGTTAATATTACTTTGACCTGAAATTAATTCGGGTCAACTCCGTTGATGTTACGCCTGGCAAATCCATGCCGAGTTGTAACAGTTCCCTATAAGCAGTTGCTGACATACGTTTTTGCAGCAGCTCGAACTGTTTTGTATCGAGTATGTGCTGGTAAACAAAATCCCAGTTTTCTACCGTTGGGACCGTTTCTGTTTTAATAGAAACGGTACACGTATCATTCCCCACTCGATCAATCCCTTGATTCTTTAGTGTGGTTGCGATTTGTGTTTCTAATTCTAATTTTCTAGATTTAAGCGTTTTTTCTTGTTCTAGCAAATTAGCTAATTGGGTTCGCGTATCCGCGAGATCATTTAACATGTCATCCATGTTTCGTGTTTCGTCGTTCAATGTATAGTCTCCGTACTGTTTGCGGGTGTTGCAAGAAACACTCCGTCTGTTAATGTAATGGCTTCCTTGCCAGCCTGTAAAACTAATTCTTCTAATTTATCTGGATCTGTGTCCCCACGTAAAACCATAAGTTCTGATATAACAAATACTAATGCTGTTGCAATAGCATCGTGTGGGCGTTTTCTTAGTTCATCTACAGTTTCCATAATCTCAATGTTGAGCTGTATTTCCTTTATTCCCATTTTGTAGTCCTGTTAATATATGAAGTAAATTCTCCATTTTACCTAGCTTACCATTTAGTTTTGCATACACATCCTCTTCCCAGGTTTTATGAGCTGCAATAAGTATTGTTTCAGTTTTCTCTGTTTGACTGGCCCTATGTATACGTCTGTTAAATTGTTGAAAATGTTCTGCGTTATATGTAGGAGAACACCAAATTGCCGTGGTAGCTTTTGTAAGCGTAAGACCATGACCTGCAGATTGTGGATGACAAAACAAGACACGTATTTGGCCTGCTTGAAAACGTTGTACAATACCTATACGCTTTTCAGCAGGAACGCTACCATCAATAATTTCATAAGATAGCTTTTCTTTTTCTGCTTGTTCTATAAGAGCATCTCTTTCATGTTTCCAATTAAATGCTACGATACAATGTTTGCGTTCTTTAATAAGATCTATAACTAAGTTGTAACGTTCTTGATGAATATATTGAACTTGACCTTCTTCATCATACACTCCGCCTGAGATGAGTTGTAGTAACTTTTTAACTCGAGCTCCTGCGTGTACAGCATTAATAGTACCTGCTTGTGTATACAAGACACTCTCTTCTGCAAATGTTTTGTACATTTGTTGAACCTGAGGAGATAAGTGTGTGCGTACAGTTCGTACGATGTTTGGTGGGAGATCTACACAATCTTCTAATTTGTAACGAATAGTAATATCGCTAAGTTGTTTTGCTATGGTTTCTTCAATACCCGGTTTGTCAACCCATTCGTTAGCAAAGCCATTAAATTTAGGGGTGCATACTTGATTGCGGTAAGCAAAAAAGCGTTCACCTAAATGTTTACCGTCATCAACAAGTAATACAGGATGCCAAAGATCTAAAATAGAATTACTATTAGGAGTACCAGACATGGCAATCCTATAATCAAACTGACTGATAATTTGTTTGAGATTTTTTGAGCGGTTTGCTTCTCGATTTTTAAAAGCGGTAAATTCATCAATAACGATTTTAGTAAAGCCGTTAAGGAAATTTTTATTTTTGTGTAGAAAATTGACAGCTTCAAAGTTAGTAATGACCATTTCGTAGGAAGGGTCTGAAAATATTTTTTTGCGGTTTTTAGCATATGCTACTCCATATTTAATAGTTGGTTGAAACTTTAATATATCTTCAACCCAAGCAGCTTCTAGTATAGACAAAGGTGCAAGTACAAGAGTGCGGCCAGGTATTTTTGTAATAGCGTCAAGCACAGCTCTTGTTTTACCAGTACCAGGATCTGATGTGATAAGACAGCGGGGATGAGATAGGATAAAGTCAGTGGTTTCTGTTTGATGCTCGTAAGCAGGAATATCTTCCATAATTCGTTCCTCATTGTTATTCGTTCGTTGTTAAGTATTTATTATACTTATTTTATTCCCCATTCGCAAATAGGGTATTCACCCTTACCATACGAACACCACTTGCAATTATAATTGCTAGGGTTTGGTGGAAATTTTGTAGCAGTAGTCATAGCTATTGCGCGTTCATGTAATGTTGGCATAAACATCATAGCTTCATCTCTTGTATATGTTTGTTCCATTATTGTTCCATGATCTAAGTACCATATTTCTGTATTAGCGCTTTGTAATTCTGGGTAACGCATAAAACTTCCTATGGCGTAAGTTAAAGCTTGCTGTGAATGGCTTATTTCATTACCAAATTGTTTACCTGTTTTGTAATCAATAACTCGTGCTGAAGTTTCTGTTTCATGTACGATAGCGTCTAATTTAACTCTACCCCATACTTCAGGAGCCATCCAACCACAAGGTTCCCAATCAATTGTAAAACCCCATTCACCTTCAAGTTCAACTTTTGCATCTGCAAAAAGAACTTTAAGTTTTTCAAATTGGGGTTCAAATTTTTTAAGAGAATCTGGAAACTCAGCAAGTTCTCCTTTAACATAATCTTCTGCTTGTAAATGTATGTTAGTACCGCGCGCAGCAGCTGGTCCAAAATCTTCTTGTACTTTTTTTACTTTTGCAATGTAAGATCTGTAAGAACAGGCTTCATATGTTTTTAAAGCCGAATGAGACCATGCAGGTATCAGGCCCAGTTCCTTGGGTTTGTCCAATTCTGTTATGGTTATCAGATCTGGACGCTTGTTTTGTACAAGCTCACTCATTGAATAATATTAACTCTCTTTAATTAATTTTAAATCATTTTCTTCAAAATGATTATCTATTATGTCTTCTCGTATAGTATTAGTTAATTTCCAAGTTAATACAACCCCTCGCACGGTTTTTGTTTGTATGCGCTTGACATCTGTAGTTATATTTAATCGAGACATTGCTTTAGTAAAATCTCGTTGTGAAAGTTTATTACGACTATCGGTAAGAATATCGTAAACTAATTTAAAGTGAGACATAGGTATACACATGTCTTGACCTACACGCGCAACCCAGTCTTTAACATAGCGTTGAGTTGTACTTATACCACCAGCGTCAAAAGTGTTTGTAAGTGGTATTTCTAATATATCAATAAAGTATTCAAGATTACGTTGTCTAATTGCAAATGCAAATTCTTCAAGCACTGACATTGAAATTTCTTTCATTTGTGTTTTAGCTTCGTTTTCTAAAGCTGTGTGTGCCATGCGTTGGTCTACTTTAAATTTATCTAATACACCTGCTAGGGTGTACAGTTCAGTTTCCAGCTGCGCCATGTTTGTAAGTAATTCAGGGTGAGCTTTTTCTAACTTTACTTCCTGACGTGGGCCCACGTTGTAACGACGATCACCATCTTCTATTTTTACTGCGTCGCCTCTGTTAGTTAGAAATAAGAAATTACAAAAACTTGGCAGCTCAATTTGGTTTGTACGCATTGCACGAATTGTAAGATTAGGTTCTGTAATTTGATGTTTTAATTTATCAGCCATTTTACCAACAGAACCTGAGTCTGCCATTCTAAATTCATCAACTACGAGAAAGAGAGCTGTTCTCATATACAAATTAAATTGTTCTTCTATATTTTCTAAAGCTCGCATTGGTACTTGTTGTTCACCAAACAGGGGCTTAAGTACTTTGTGAATTAACAACCCTTTACCAGTACCTGGTACACCTGTAAAAATCCAGGCTGTCATTGTTTTACGTTTATTTTGGTAGATGTATGCAAGCCAGTTAACAAAATGTTCAAACTCTGTTTTACCTGAGCCAAGAACATGGGACAACAACTTCGCAGTAAAAGGAGCGGAGCTATGAAGTTTATGCGCTGTCCCATATTCTAATTCGGGTGCATCTTCCGATGCGTTTAACATGTAAGGAGTTTTTCTATATAAATTTACATAATAAGGTGCTTCTTCTAACTGAATACCTTTATTAACAGACGGGTCAAATACAACCCTAGCGTCAGGAATGTAATCCAAGGGAGGACGACTATGAGAACGCATAAAATCTTCAATCGATTGCTTATTTGTTGGAGTAAGTGGGTATTCGTCTGTGAATTGTTCAATTGTTTCATCATAAATTCCGTTGTAATAAGTGTCAGTGTAAAAATCTCTTAAAGCGATAGGTCTTAACTTTTTATCCTGATCTATTTTGTCTGCAAATATTTCAAAAATATTTTTATAAAAGTCTGGATCTGCTTTTTGTATTTCCCAAATAGGTTCACCTTTAAAGTTATACATGTAATGCGGGCTTGTTAATAAGAAATAATATCCAGCACTGTCACCGCCATTAACATTACAATTAACATAAGGTTCTGCAACCCTGCTTACTTCGATTGTCATTTTATCAGGGTTTTGTAATACTTCTTGTGGTTCTCCAGCAATAGTAATTGTGCTGGTTTTAGTTGCTTTCTTAGGTAAGTTAAGTTGTTTTCTTAAATTGTCTTTTATTTGTACGCCCAAATTGTGCACACGTTCGGGGTTAACTGAAAACAATAAAGTAGAAAGATCTAAGGTTGACGAACCACGGTTGACCAATACAAAACGTGAGCCTTGTATTGGGTCTTTTACACCATCTACAAAAGTAGGAGGTGCAATATAAATAATTTTAGAGTTGTCAGCTACGCCTGGATCAAGTTTGTAAGATAAACTTTGACCGTTTGCAGACAAAGTTAAACGCTCTGCTAAAAATTGTGTTTCATAATTTAATAATTTAAGTGCTTCTTTTAATACTTTAGGGTGTATTGAATTTTCTAATATAAAAAAGATATGTAATGAAACAGATTCTTTTTTGTAGCCTAATGAAGCGCTGGCTTGAGCAATGTATGTTACATCGTGAAATTCAGGAGGTAACTGTTGTACAAGTTGTTCAGATAAATTCTCTAAGTCTTGTGTATTTAATTCAGATTTTTTTGGTAGTGGTAATTGAATGTTATCAAAATCAAGAACAAGTAAATGGGTTGACGCTACACGGTCAGTCATCAACGCTCGAGGTTCGTTGTTTAACTCACGCTTAAGGGGCCCTTTGTGTAAACACATACCAGCTGAGGCCGCTTTTGTAAGTTCATTTAATAACTTATCTGGATCTTTTTTAATTACTTTGTGTACTGATGTAAAGTTTTTAATCAGTGGGTAAGGTGTTACTCCTTGTTTTGATATTTTTTTTGCAAGCTTCTGCTTGGCTTTGAGGAAAACTAGCTCCATGTTTAACTCCTATGTTTTATTTTTTAAATTGTATACTTCTTCCCTGTCAATGATAACTGATGAATCTGCTTCAAAAGCAAGTTTAACTTGTTTAAGGCCTACGTGAGTGACGGTAACTTTACATAGCTGTTCGTCATCTTTTTGTAAAATAATTGAATCCCCTTTTTTCCTTGTTAAAACTAAATTTTTCATTTGTCATATTGTTGACTATGTCCTCCTTCTGCGTCAAGTGGTAAATCTGAACACCATAAAGGGGGTGTTTTCATTATATCTATAATTTTAGCAAGTGTCTCGTCTGGGTTAATATTTGATCCAATAGATATAATCTCATCATGAACTTGCAATACGACAGATACTTCAGGCATTTTGTGCACAGCTAACATCTGTTCAACAATTACGGTACGGGCTAACGCTTGTACTACATTCTCTACAAGTCGAGCTCCATAAGTTTTAACTATAGTTTTACCTGAGTTATACATATGATTACCATTTTCATAGATAAGTCCTGGATAATACAAATGCATACCGTTTGGCAGCTCAATTGCTTTTGATTTAATAAATAAAGGTCCATAAGGAACTTTATTGTCTTTGTTAGTTACAGCCATAGTAAATAAATGATATTTAAATGCATTCCATAACTGTGGTATGTTTGGGTACATAGCTCTGTATTGGCTTACAATAGACAAGGCCGTGGATTCTGTAATATCAACAGAGGGCGTACCTACTTTAAGTGTATATTTAAATTTTTCATGACCCATACCATAACCTAGCCCTAAAATAGCTGTTTTACCAACATAACGTTCAAGTTTGTCAGCTTTAGTTACGGGTTTACCATAAATTTGAGAAGCAAATTCGCTGTACACATCACGGCCCGCAGCAAATGCGTTAAGTAAATCTTGTTGATTAGATAACCATGCAAGCATACGTGCTTCGATGTTTGACAAGTCAGCAACAAATAAACGTTGACCTTCAGGAGCTGTAAGTGCTTTACGTAAGACAGATCCTCTGGGTAAGTTTTGTAGATTAAGACTGTCTGTACCACCAAAACGCCCAGTGTGTGCTGCATAATATCTAAGCGGTACTGGAAATGTACCATCAGGATTAATATTCTCTAAAAATCTTTGTGCACGGGTTTCTTCTAGTCGTGATTTTACAGCTTCCCTGGCGTCCCATAAGTGTTTGTATTCTGGATACATGTTTTGCATTTGTATATATGCAGAATCTGTTTTACTAAAAGCAGGGATTTGTTGTCCTGTATTAGGGCTTTTCTTTGTTGGTACAGTAATATCTAAACTTTCTAAATGTTCAGCAAACTTTTTTTGAGATGCAAGTACATCTCTTGTTACGCCAGATTTTTCAATAAGATCTAAAGTTCTTTGTTTAGTTTCTTCTTTGTGGGTTATTAATAGTTCACTGTTTAATGTAAGTTTTGGTTCAACAAACATACGACAAGTAAGATCTATTACATCTAATTCTTCCTGAGGATATGTTTGTATAAATTGTTGAAAGATTGCATAAGTTAAATTTACATCTTGTATACAATAGCCTCCTATTTGTTCGTCTAGCTCTGGGCTTAAATCACGTATACCTTTTGCATTAACTAATTCTTCTCCTTTACGCATAGTTTCATCGTTAGGAAATACACGTTCAGCGGTTGCTTTTAAAGACGCAGATTGATTTGGATACAAACCACGGGCCATGGCAGCTGTGTCGTAATAGTATGCTGGATATAGACCAAGGTGTTGTGTAAGTATGTAAGCATCGAATAAAGTATTGTGACAAATTACAGCACAGTCTTCCCAGGGGATCTCTTGTAATGCATCTAAATATTCATCTTCACCGAACCATTCTGTGGGTTCATCATTAAATTTAATACCTACGCCCCAGATTTTAAATTCTGGATGATGTACATATTGAAGTGTAGTAATTTTTGATAAAGATACTTGAGCATCATAATAAGTTTCAAAGTCTAAATAAACATTATTCATTAGAATCTCGTTTTTTTGTAGGTCGGGTTAAATATCTGTGAAAGTTATAACTAATAGTATCTTTCTCAGGGTTAAAATAATCTTCTTGAAATATAATTTCAGCTTTTGTTTTAGCTTCTTTTTCAGATTTTGCATCTGTTATCCAGATGTCTCGTGATCTAGTTTCACTAGCTTTTATACAATAGTCAGTCATAGTTCCTCCTTGAACTTTTGCATTTGCATGCACCATTCTTTGTATTCGTTTTTCTTTGCTCGCTCCCAGCCAATTTGTTTACTATGGATCATATTAAAAGCTGTGCCTTTACTAACTAATTTCCATTGTATAAATGGCAGATCGTTTGGATCTGAATATCGGTAGGGGTGTACTGGATTACGTTTTACGTAAATTTTTGCCATCAACAATCATCCATAATTTTTAGTTGACATTCATCCTGAATGCTTTATGTTTTTTAAGTATGACACAATTAAGTGTTATATAACAATATAGGAAATATATTATGGCATCAACATATACTTCAGACGTAGTAAGTGGTAACCAATCTTTTAAACCTTTCCCTTCTGGACAGTTGGGTGTTAGGTATTCAAAGTTTGAAGCTTCTACAGCTTTGATACTAAATGATGTTATTCAAATGGTTGATGTATTTGCAGGTGAGACTGTTCACAAAATTGTGATTAAAACAGACGACCTAGATACTGGTACAACAATTGTCCTTGATGTAGGCGACGGCACAACTGCTGACTACTACATAGACGGTTCTACTGTCGGACAAGCTGGTGGTACTGATCACATCGATGCAAACATTGCGCCAAAAGAATATTCATCTGATGACACAATTGATATTTTAGTACAAGCAGCACCTACTGGTGGTGGTACTGGAACAATCGAAATGTGGGTACACGTATCTTAAATAACCGTTAAGGTTTATTGAAAGGGCTCCTTTGTGGAGCCTTTTCTTCATATGTAGTAAACGTTTTATCGCAAGCAGTACATTTTCGCCTGCGATAAACAAGTTCTTCAGTTACTAAACGCGAGTCAATGACTTTTGTTTTTGATTTACATTTAGTGCAAATCATTTGCGCCAGTCTGGTTGATATTCTTTCCAACGTATTGTTGGTTTACTAAGGTCAAGTTTGTAAAACTTCATTGGTTTTTTCTCAACTACAAGTTTTTCATGGACCATAGTTTTCTTCATAATAAATAAAGTAATTGACGCACATAAACCACCAACCATGGCAGCAGCCATGCCGCTGAATGTGCCGTAAAAACACACCATGAGTGTAACGGTAATTAGTACGTCAACAAAAATATCATTACCAATAGTCTTACGACCGCCAGCTTTAAGCGCCAGCAGCAACAGACCTAGCGCGCTGAAAATGCCTATCCATAACATTGTTTTTGTCCCTCCACATAAGATATGCCATATAGGCAAATTGAATTAGCTCAATGAGAATCCATAGAGCGGTTGTTGCAGATGCGATAATATTACCCATCAGTTAGTCTCCACAATAAATAAGCAGTACATCCCATAGCAACTAGGATGCCTACTAACATAATAAAATGATGCAATGATGTTGCGATAGCTAGTAAGCCAAGCAACACTGCACCTCCAGTTAAAACAGATACACCAAATTCTTTAGCGTGCTGTTCAAATTTCGATGATTTCACCATAAGGCGCTTCTCCTTTTTCTGTAGTTACCCAGAGAACTGGATAAGGGGGTTGGTCTCCAAAGTCGTTTGAACCTAAGTCAGTGAGATACACTAACGCAGCTACACGTGGGTGCTTTTCGTTAATGTAATCAATAACAGGACTAAACATAGTTCCGCCTCGACCTTGGTACTCAACTTTGAGTGGTAATGATTCACGTGTGTATTCATCATCTTTATGAACTTCAGTATCACATTGAATAAAATGTATACGTTCTGGACTTAACTCACGCAAAATATGAGATGTTTCACTGGTAAAAGTTTGTAATTCTTCATCACTTACTGAACCAGATGTATCAACTGCAATTGCAATTTCTTCAAGACAAGGGTTGTACATAGAAGGAAGATACATACCTTGCCATATAAAACGTCGGTTAGGCCGTGTCCAACTAAAGTCAGAGTTGGTGTTAGCACGCAAGAACCTTGCAAGTACTGCACGCCAATCGACTTTAGGCGTCACAATGTCTTCAATAAGACTTTGCATGTTAGCTGGTAGTTTACCTTGTGCTCTTGCTTGCTCAGCTGCTTGTTGTATTGCAACAGTTAGTTGAGATTCAATAGCACCAACGGATTCACTTGAACCAGCATCGGGGTGGTCTAGAACATCGCCAGCACCTTTAGCAATCAACAGGGCGCCAAAGCCCTCTGGAGGTTCGGGCAATATACTGTATACATGCTCGGTAGTCATGTCGGCGTATTGTTCATCGAGTAGACCACCCGACGGAAGAATAAAAGCATTACTTTTAAGAATAAGATTAATAACGTAATCTGCAGCTACATTCCATTTTTCTGCATGTCTTTCTTGTCGACGTGTGTGATGCATAAATACAACATGCAAAACTTCGTGAGCAAGAAAACCAATACGTTCTTCAGGTCTGAGCTTTTCAAACCACGTAGGGTTGTAGAACAAATGTTTACCATCAGTGGCACCTGTATCTATGTCATCACGCTCTACAGGTTTGAGTCTGAGACATAAAGTACCAAAAAATGGGTTGTCAAGAATAAGACGTGATCGTGCACGCACAAAAGAATCGTTCATAAAATCTCCTAGGATTGTAATTTACGTAGTAAAACTTGCGCTTTACGTTTTTCAAAGTTTTCCATTTGTTTTTTTGCAAATGCAATAAGTTCTGGGTTATTAGATTGTTGAACATCCATATCTTTAAACAATTTATTTTTATCGTAATATTTAAATCGATGGTGTTTTTGTTGAGTTTTAAATACTCTTTTCCATTGATTATTAATATTTTGATAAGTAGAACCATAGTGTTCATAAGTGTCTTTATCTAAATCAATAACACCACTAATATCTAATTGATACACAGGTAAAAAATATTTAGAAACATACTTATACATGGGTTGTTTACCTTCAGGCCAATCTTTTGGTCTGTTTTCAGGATGTCTTGAATAATAATGATTTGGGTCTTGGTCTTCCCAACCATCTCGTACATTACCTGAACCAACATGTGCGCCCCACGCAGCAGTAGTTCCATAAAGTTTAGAACATAGATATACAATAAACGGATCTGGGGAATGTAAATTACCATTACGATCTGTGTATTGTTTTGGAATGTGCCATTTGTAAGAGTTCACAAAAGCAAAACCTGTACCACCACAAAAGTTGTACGCAATAAAAGTACCAGGATCAATTAATCGTTCTGTTCCTTGGTAAATATTAGGTTGTTGCGTGTAGCCCATGTTAGTTCTCCAATAGGTTTGCTGTTAATAACACTTCGTTAAGCTCTTGTTCTTGAATAGCAATAGCTTCACGTTGTTGCTGTTGTTTAGCTTTACGTTCTACTTTTTCGTAAACTTTTTGTACATATTGATCGTCTACAAGATCTTTAAGTGCAGGCCAAGCTTTGAGTGCTTGGTTGAGTGTTGAAAAATCATTAATAGCTTCTTCAATTTTGTTGAGATACTCACGTTCGCCGTTACGACAAGCTTCGTTGTGTTTATCAACAGCTTCACATTGTTGTACAAGAAAATGTTCGCGTGGCAAATGCACAGAAAAAGTTTCATAACGCTCTGTCATAAACTTTGGAATAGTAGTATACGTATCAAAAGGACATCGATATGTTGTTTTAATGTGATCTTCAACTCCGTCGTCATCTTGAACAATTTTAGTGGTGTGAATATCAAGTTTGTTGACTTCTTCTATTTTGTCAAAATTAAAATACTCACCATTAAAATGTTCTTTTGTTTTTTGTATGAAACTAGGAACTTTGTTTTTAAAAGTTTCAGTTACCCAAGTATCTGCACTAGGAAAATCTTTGTAGGGATTAACCTTTTTAAATTTTTCTCGTGCAGTGGTTCTAATTTCGCTCAACAAACGTCGAGACATTCTTACTGTAGCCATAATTACCTCCTATAGAACTACGTTAGCATTGTCGACAATCCACTTACGCAGTGCATCATCGGATTTAAGATTTGGATCAACAGCCAAACAACCTTTGACTAAGATCACTTGAAACTCAACTGGCAATTTACTGTTGAGCGTCATAATGTTTTTCATCAACTCAGGCTTAGCCCTAGATGCAACAGCACTAGATAGTGCATACAAGATAGCAGGGTTGTCGTTTTTCTTGTAAG